TTTAGCTTTTGTCTTACTGATAAATCTATTTTGTCAAAGGAGTCTTCATCTATCTCTTCAGCTTCTTCCATTACCCAAGTCGTAACTCCCTGTAATGATTTAAGATTTGCTGTCTGATCTCCGCTTGATGTTTTAATTCCTCTGAATAATATCTTGCTACCATTTTCTAGATTGACAATCTCATCTTTAGTGATTCTAAACTTATGCTCCAGATTTGTCATTTCTATCTTCTCTCTAAATTCTGGTATTATAGAAACAGATGCAGAGCGTAGTGTGTATCTAGTGAAAAGAATTGTGTGACCTTTCTCATGTAATAATCCTAATAAGAAAACACCTGTAAAGAATGATTTACCAGAACCACGCCCACCTGTTAGAATTGTGTATCTAGTGTCATTCCAAAACAGCTCGTATTTAGAAGAAAAATCAGTCTTTGGTTTTGTCAGAGTCATCTTTAAAATTGAACCATGATCTAAAATCGACAGTAGGCGCATCAGAGGACACATCTATCTGTTCTTTAGCTTGACCATAGGCAGAATCATTTAAGACCTTATACGCTGGCGTATCGCTTTTAAAAATGCCTTTATGAATCTGTTTAATAGTAAGCCAATCTTCTAAGCTTAATTCAACCTCTTCAGATGTTATGGGATGCCTTCCTTTCATTTTAGTTGCAAACCACTTTTTCACAATAGTTGATCTGTTTAAAGAACCTTCTGGTCTGCCTTTTCCCATCTTATTACCTTTTTGAAATTGATGCTTTATAATATCTTCTTTTGCCATTACATATATTATTTGTGCGTTATTCCTGCGTTATTATTTTTATTATCTAGGATTTGGTTGTATGAGATGTGCATATTTTTTCTCTACTGCTTTTCCATGATTATCTCTAACAGGGTCTACATAGTATCCTGTAATTGGGTTTAGCCTATAATTCCAAAAGTCTTTTGGTAATGGGCCTATTCCATTCCACGCTTTAAGTGGTTCGCATCTGTGTTTGTAGTTTTTAAACTTGTGGTCTTTCTCAGTCTTCATATATAGTAAGGCATAAATCGATTAATGGTATATAAATCACATAGTCTGTGAATCCTTTTTGTGGGTATGATCTAAAGCCAAATAAAAAGCCTAGATAAAACCCTAATGTTAATTCCCAATTATTTTCCATAATTATAATTTTAAGCAGAAACAGATAAAACTGCTTTATTGTAGCTATTGACTAGACAGCTTTGTTTAAAGAACGTATTCTGTTTTTTCATATATTTTTCCGTTAATCTTTATTTGTAAATCAGAATCTAGCTTTTGCATCCTGTCAATTATTACTTGACAATATTTAGGGTCTAGTTCCATTCCGTAGCATTTTCTTTTAAGTTGGTGTGCTGCTACCATAGTTGATCCAGAACCAAGAAAAACATCTAAAACAAGTCCATCATCTGGACAACTAGATTTTATAACTCTTTCACATAATTTAATCGGTTTAGGCGTTGCGTGTTTTCCCTCAGTTCCATCTTTATTATGACGATTAAAATGCCAAACGTTATTCATATTGTCATGCGTGTTGTCAAAGTAGGCACGAGTTGAATAATACTCTTGTTTAATTACCTCGTATTCCTTTTTAATTACCTCGTATTCCTTTTTAAATGCATCGTATTCCTTTTTAAATGCATCGCTTTTGCTTAATTTTTGCAAAGTCTTGTAGTGTTCTTCCGTAGGGAATGACCATTGTGATGTTGTCCAATAATGACTGTGTGATGAATTAAGATGCAGGGTAAGTTGCTTGTTACTTATACCAAGTTTTTCCTTTTCGTCTACAAGGTATTTGCGTATAGGCTCAAACCCTTTAAAATAGTTATCTGCATTGTTGTTGAATCCTTGTACACCCATCATAACAAACAAGCACTTTTCATCTGCCGTAGCATAGCTTCTAGTCTGTTCAGAGTTTTGTCCTTGACCAGATCCCTTATCCCAAGTAATTAAATTTCTAAATGTAACCTTCTGCTCTTTGACGTATGACTTTAATATATTACTGTATATGTCCATCAATGGCTCTTCTATTCCCCAACAATACCACGAGCCATTATCTTTTAAGTGCGTAAACTGCAATGCAATCCACTCCTTGTTAAACTCAAGCAAATCATCGTAGTTTAGATTGTCATTTAGTACCCCAACATTTTCCTTTTTCATTCCGTATGGTGGGTCATTGTGACCTACATCAGCTTTCTCTCCATTCATTAGCTTTGCTACTTGGTCTGAATCTGTACTGTCTCCACATAATAACCGATGGTCTCCTATCTCTATAAGATCGCCAAGCACAACGTCCACTTGCATATTGTCTGGTTCTGTGTAATCGTCCTCTGTTGCTTCTGGTTCTGGTTCGTCAAACATAGGTGGCAAGTCTAAACCCCAATCATTTAAATCATCTACATCCCAATTGTTAGCAAGTGCATCCCAATCCCATTCTCCAAATCCAGAGTTATCTTTTATTATAAACTCCTTTTGCTTTGCTTCATCCCAATCAGTCTGATCAATCCATATTTCTTTAAGTCCTGCTTCCTCTGCTGCTCTTAATCTCATGTTACCCCCTAAAACAATTAAATCTTTGTTTACTACTAAAGGGCGTTTCTCTAGCATCTCTGGGAACTCCTTAATTGATTTGACTAGCAAATGATATTTAACATCCTTAATCACTCTAGGATTGTCTGGATGCTTTTTGAGTTTATATATTTTCTCTAGGCGTTTAGTATTCATTTAATTTTGTTCTTAGGTTTTCGACTATTCTTTTGAGGCATGGAGAACAGCTTGTAGGTTGTTCATTTGCTTTGTTTACTCTGTTGTAAATAGAATACAAAACATCCCTTTCTCTAGCGTCTTTTAACTTTGTGCCATTGTAATTGTCAAAGAAGTATTCTAGGAATTCATGTTCGTCTTTTGTCAGAGTTCCTTTCTTTGGAAACCATTTATTTAATTTCTCCTGGCGTTCATCACATCCACATGGAACTCCTGTAACTTCTGAAACTTTATCGACCACAGCTTTAATGCCTGTGGCTTTTGTAATCTTAGCAATGTCGTCTCCTAAACCTCTACTTTTCATAATATTCTTTTTTCAGCTTATCGTTTATCTTAATCTTGCATCTTTTAACTGTTCGATATATTGTTGACTCAGATAGTTTTGTTTTTTTACTCATTTCAGTCGGATGTGTTTTAAAATCATATCTAAATAGATTGAAGACTTTTTTATCAAACCAATAGAAGGTTTCGACATACTTGTCCACCTTGTCTTGAATTGTTTCTTCTTCTATCTCTTTACCAGGATCAATCAAATATTTCATTTCATTATGAGTCAAATTTTTAATGTCGAGCCTTGTATATTTTCTTTCCTTTCTAAATGTGTTGATCAGAATTTGTTTTATGCTCTGATATATATACGCTCCAGGTTGTGCATATCGGTCTAGGAATTTTAAAATTTCTGATTTATTATTTGGTATCTCGTTTATTTCTGTTTGAATCTTTACATATAAATCTTGTGTAATGTCTTCATGATACAAGCCTTTATTGTTTGGAAAGTATTTGTTCTCTGACATCTGAGCGATTCGTTTCATCTTATTATATTTAGATGCGATTAGATTCATGGCTTCTTTCTTTGTCATTTGTTTAGGGCCTTATATTTTTCTATAATTTCTAGTAAGTAGAATCTATCCCACTTGTAACCTGTACGCTTTGAGAGTTGAATGTTTAGTTCTAGTTTATCAAATCGCTCTTGACCTATCTTTTCAATTAAGTTTTGACGATAAGGAATAAGATTCCCAGAAAGGAAATAATTACATTTTCTGCAAGAAAGATGAACGTTATCTTCATTAAATCTTACTGAAGGATTTTGACCTGCTGAATAAAAATGTGAAGCATCTGAGGTGTTATATGAACCGCATGAGATACATGGTTGTCCTGCATCACGATTGCGGATGTATTTATGGAAGTGAGTTACAGCTATAGCACGAAGTTGTGCAACTGTCTTTTTACTATATATGTTTTTCTGTCCCATTCATATCGATGGGCTAAGTGGTTAAGTAAATCTATAAATTTGTGAGCATAAATAATAATTAGAACTTTCAACAATTTGTCTGGTTTATAAACAAAAAAACCCCCACTAATAAAAGTAGGGGCAACTTAATCAAACAATCAAAAAAAAGAATCCTTAAAGCGGATCAGACTATGCTCTAATTTTTTTACTTGGATTTAATATGTGATAATTATAGACTGAAATTATTGATTCAAGTGTATCTGCAACAGTAGAAAATGTGTTAAATTTTTTCTTTTTACATTGTTCTATAAAATGTTTAGAATCAAAATCTTTGTTTTGTATTATAAGCTTTTTAAAACTTCTAATATTGTTAAAATGAAAAGCCATTTTGTCTTCATATAACTTATCTAATTCATATAAAATATTTAAAATTTTATCGCCTTGATTTTTTAAAAAGTTGGCAGAACCTTCTTTAAATTTTTTTCCATCTCCGTGTGTATATGCAAAAGATATTCTTCCGAAAGGAAGTCTTCTGTTTAATTTTTTTTCCCAATAGTCATGAACTTCTAAAATGTTTTGATAATCTTTATTTCCTGTTTCAGCAAAAGCATCACAAAAATTTATTAGCTTCCATTTATCGACTACGTTGTTGCTTTCAATAAGCTCTTTTATAATAGTTCCGTTAATTCTTCTTACAACATACCAAACAGGCATTTTCATATCTTTTAAAGCCTCAAGTCTGTGCTGTCCATCTATGACCTTTCCTTCTAGAGAAACAGTAATTGGATTTATAACTTGATTTGTTTTTAAAATTGATGTTTTAAGCTTTGCAACTTTTTTTTTGTCAATAGTTCTGTTAAACGAGTAATAAGAAAATTCTGAATAATCTTTTGTCTCATGCAATTCAAATAGTGGTGTGTTCATGATGTTTAATTTTAAAAAGGTTTATTGTCTTTACCAGGAAACTGAGCTTCTATGTTTTCTTTATGTCCATCAAGTTCTGGAGCTGCTTGAAAAGCTTGTACAGTTTCTGGTGTATCGTTTGACGCTGTTGGTTCGTTTAATTCTATGCTTGTAATGTTTACGTTTGTCCAGAATTTATTTGGATTATCTTTTTGACCAGGAGTTTTCCACTCAAGCTCACACATTACAGGTTGATTGGCTTGGAAGTTATTTAACAGCATAACATCGTCTCCTAGCATTTCTGAATAATGAGTAAGACCATTTATATTTAGTTTGACTCCCCTTACTTTAAAATTATTTGAACCTCTCATTTCTGTTTCAAAGATGTCTTCTATAATAGCTTTTGCTTGAAATTTCATATTGTTATTAGGTTTTTAAGTTTATTTTTAAATTTCTTTATTTCTTTTTTTATTATTTCACGAGTTTCTTCTGATAAATTAGGCAGACGATAATCGTTTTCTAATTCCTTTATTCTATCAGTCCATGCTTGTCCTGCTTTTTTAGAAAAATCTATTTTATCTTGTTTTGTTGTTACTTGATAAACAGTATTTAGTCGTGTTGTTTCTAAGTTTTCAATACTCATTATAGGTTTTATATATCCTTTGTAAAATAAATCCGTAAATCTTGACTGAACTGTGTTGATTGGCCTATTATCTGGAAAAAATTTAAGAGCCTGCTGTGGAGTAATAGGGCCATATTTTTCAATGACAGATAAAGTTTCTTTTAATCTTTCAGCTTTATTTAATTTTTTTAAACTTTCGTTTCTGTTTTGTTTTGGTGTGTTCATGTTTTGTTTATTTATTATAAAGCGTTTAAGGCACGCTCATAAAACCTATCTCATTGATCTTATTTCTGAATGGTCGTGTAATGCACCCATGATGTCCTTACGACTAATTGATCCGTAAAGCTTAATCTCTCCATCCAGAAACTTATTGAGGATAAAAATTATATCTGATAACTTCATGAAACCATATTTCTGGATTACACGAATAGCAGTTATGTTGATATTGTTCATGCTCATTTTATCTCCAATGTTTAATTCAATATTAAGTTCGTTGATGTACAGGGCAACTAAGGAAACAGCATCTTCTTCGTTTAATCTTTTAAGGCTGTTTAGCGTTGGCATATTAGCGCTGCGAGCTTGGTCTACTGTTTCGATACTTTTACTGAGAGTTTTACTTGGATTGTATTTTACTAAGAAGCTCTCTTCGATACTGTTCGTGTTCATTGTTTTTAGTTCGCCCATTGTTCATCGGTTTTAAATGTGGTATTGTGTTGTTTAGTGTATTCTTCCAATTCTTGATTTTCTTTCCATGTCCGTTTTTCCAATTTTCATCAAGCCATGTGTGATACTTAGCTTTAAGTGTGAATTCATAATCGCCTTTTAGTTTTTCTTTTTTTATGATAAATAAGCCATATTCTAAAAATTCAATTTCACTTGGTATTTTATATTTATTATCATAATCAATATCAATATCATTGTCATTGTCATTGTCATTGTCAGCGATTTGTAGAGTTTTGTTTTTATTTTGTTGATTATTTGTAGAAGTTTTGTTTTTAGTGTAACCACTTTTTCTAGCAGCACTTCTGATCTCAGAGAGTTCGTTTTCTTTTAAATATCTTCTACAAGTAAACTCCACGAAGCCTTCTGTTGTTTGCAAGTCGCAAATTTCGTTTGATTCTAATTCCTCTAAAATTTCTTTAACATCTTCCAGAGAACAACGCCACAAATTTTGTAGAGCTTTTGTAGGCATTTTGATTGTACTTTGTTTTCCTTTTGTATGTAGAATGAATATAATATTTAACCATGCAGCTTCAGCAGAGAGACTTAATACGTTACAGTCTTTTTTCCAATCGCCAACGTAAAGAGGAATATGTGGAAGATTTTTTTTAGTCATCAGTCACAGTTTCGTAATCAACATTAACGTGCAAAGCCTTTTTTATTAGTGGAGTCTCTTTAATCATTTTTAACCACTCGCCTCTGATAACCTCTGGAGCTAATTCTATTAATTCAATAAGTTCATCTTTATTAGATTCATCTCTGCTGTGTCCATCAATTGCACAAAAACGAGTGATAAAGAATTCAGCCTTGTCTTTAAAATCTTTATCAGTCGTGTATAAGCTTAAATAAGAATTGCAAGAATGAATTATTGTTGAATGATCTCTATTTAGAAACTCTCCAATGGTTTGATAAGAAATTTTTAGATTGTTTTTTTTAGCATGATGACAAAAGATTTTTACTAAATCTGTCTTGTCTCTAGTCCTTCCAGGAACTTGAATATCTATTCCTGTTTGGTCTTCAATAGTGTTTCTATAGTCTTTCAATATTTTCTTATGATTATTCATGTTTATATTTTTTTGAGTACTGAGGGCCTTATTTTGTTAAAACCACCTAACCCTTTTAAAGGCCCCTTATACTTCTGTGATTAGTTGTGTATTTTTCTAATAATTGTCCTTTAGTTTTTAATTGTTTTACAGGAAGTCTTCCCCCT